AAGGACTTTAAGGGCACAACAGAACTGGAGTGGATATAGGAATGTCAAACTTAACTAAGCACCCAGCGGTGATGGGTCAGCATATTTTATCTATTTGTTCAGAATTTTTACCCAAAAAGGGTTGTAGGGTTTTAGACCCGTTCGCTGGAATTGGGACTACTGCTAGGTTGTTGACAGAATATGACGTTGTGGGTGTAGAAATTGAAGTTGAATGGGCTGAACAAAATGAAAGTGTAATTTGTGGCGATAGTTTAGTTGAAGTTCCTAAACTGGGAAAGTTTGACGCTGTTTTGACTAGCCCAGCTTATGGAAACAGAATGGCGGACGACTTCAACGCTGGCGATGGCTCAAAAAGAATTACCTATAGGCATCGGCTTGGGAGATGCCTATCTGATGGCACAACTGCCAACCTGCATTTTGGGAGGAAGAACAAAAAATATGAAACATTACACAAAAATATTTGGAGGGTTTGCGTGGACGCCTTAAAAGATGGCGGCGTGTTCATACTGAATTGTAAAGACTTCATTGCAGGCGGCGAAACAATGACTGTGACTGATTGGCATATCAACACTTTAACTGATCTCGGATTGGAGCTTGTTAATCAAAAACAAGTGCAATCTAAAGGAATGAGATTCGGGAAAAACAGTGAAAAGCGGATAGCTTTTGAGAATGTTGTTTGTTTGCAAAAAAGGAAAACTAAACATGGCTAACAAACAGAAAGAAAAGGGTTCTCGCTTTGAGCGGGAGATTGTTGAACTGGCCAGACTGCGCGACTTGGAAGCGTACAGGGTGCCGCTGTCGGGGGCTGCTGAGGGCTTCAAGAATGATGTTATTATCAAAAAGGGTCGGGAGACATGGGAGGTTGAGGCAAAGAAGCGGGCTGACGGGTTTAAGTTTTTATATCAGCACATTGAAGGGGCTGATGTTCTGGTCGTTGGGGCGGACCGTAAAAAGCCCTTGGCCGTGGTTGACCTCGGCGATTTTTTGGACCTGCTAGGGGGTAAAATCTGATGTTTAAAGGTATGATAGCTGTCTGCATTATTTCGCAGTTTAACGTGGATGACAAGGCGACTTGTTACCTGATGTTTAATGAGGGCCTGTTCGAGACAAGACTGGCCTGCATGATGGCTACAGAGCCAAAGCGAGTAAAAGCGCATCAGGATTTTACACGGCTTAACGGCGGGCAGGCGGCTGTTATATCGCAGGTTGGCTGCAAAGAAGAAGACGAGATATGAACCGTCCGCTGTATGAGAGTGAGCAGGATCTCCAGCGTGAAAAGCGGGTTATTGAGCGTATAACGCCTCAGGGAGTGCAGGCTTACAAGTTGCCGGTACATAACCACCTAGACTTTGCTATGGTGCGTGACGGGACAATTACGGGGCTTGTGGAGGTGAGGTGCCGTAACAACGAAATGCGTAAATACGGGACATTTTTCTGTAATTTGAGCAAGGTGATTAGTGCACGGGAAATGGCTCGGTACTGCAAATGTCCGGCTTACCTGTTTGTGCAATGGACTGACCGACTGGGCTATATAGATTTTGAGGAGGATTTTGAGGTGAAGTACGGAGGGCGAAATCAAATGAGGGATTGGCAGGATAAGGGCTTGCTGGCGCATTTTGATATTGATTTGTTTACAGAATGGAGGAAGTAGGGGTGATTTTCACGGAGAGAAATATTGTTGGCCATGAAGAGGTTGTGGCTAGATTTAAGGAGGGTAAGGGTAAGGTCAAGGACTTGCCCGAAAATTATGTCATTCAGGATGATTCGTATTTTGCAAATTATGACACGGGAGATGTTGAATGGTCGAAGCTGGTAGAGAATGTGCAGGAATATATACCGCCAGTTGGCACTCTGGTTAGGGCCAAAGATATTGGCAGAGACGAGCCACACATTTTTTACAAGGTTCTCGTAAAAGGCAGCGTAACCAGTGGGAGTTCTTTAAGTGGAATACACGACCCGCATTGCAAGCTGTTGTTTGTTCGGTCAAAGGAAAAACAGGTTTATAAAAAAGTGCACCAGATCAAAATGAAGGTTGACAGGGAATATTATGACCGTGTGCAGAACATATGCAGTGGGTATAAAAACCCGCTGTTGGGGCACAGGTTGTTTTTGATGGCTGAGGTGTCTGTTATGCCGCATTACTTCAGGCATAAAAAAAGTTTTTACAGAACAGAGCGAATGAACGCCCGTAATTACGAGGCGAGGTTAAGGCGCAAGGAAGCACTGAAAAATGCCACGCCAGACTGGCTGACATTCGAGCAGGTGTTAACGATTCGCCGCATTTATGTTGAAAGCAAAAGCCGGATACTTAGGGACGGCAGAAACAGTTGGCACGTTGACCATATTGTCCCGTTGCAGGGTAAAGATGTTTGCGGGCTTCACGTTCCTTGGAACTTGCGAATCATACCGAGAGAGGACAACTTGCAGAAGTCAAACAAAATGGAGGAAGTAGGATGAGCATAAAGGCACTGGCATGGGCGTGGGACTACCAGACCAAGGACCCGCTGGAGAAGCTGGTTCTGTTGTGTGTTGCCGACCATATGAACGACAGCATGGGTCAGGCTTGGCCCAGTGTGCAACGCATATGCGAGTTGTGCGGATGCTCACGGGCAACGGTAAAACGCAAGCTGAAGCAGTTGGAAGATGCGGGAGTGATCCACAGGCAAAAGCGGTTTAATAAAACCGATATTGTGGTGATGACATTTGTTGAAAAAGACACTGACGAGGGTAGGGCTCACTGTGAGACGGCTCACTCTGAGCCCTCAAACAGTGCTCCTGAGGGCTCACACAGAGCCACTAACCCTTATAATACTTTAACCCTTATAACTACTAGTGAGAAACGCTACCGTCAGAACAAAAAGAGGGAGAGGGTTTTATCTGATAAGCAGAAGGCGTTCGCTCATACACTGGCTGACAGATTGTGGCAGAAGTATAAGGCGGAGGGGTTCAGGTTCCAGCCTATACTGGATGATGTTGAGGTGTTTCTGCTGACTGACCAGAGCGATGATGCTTGGCTAGAGTTGGGTAATGGATTGCCTAAGCCGATATGAAAAAGGGAGGCCGAAGCCTCCCTGTTGGGTTAGTCGCATGATAGCGAGTGAGAGACGTGGACTTTCCACAGGCCGTCCATGTCAGACCAGCGAACACCGCTTGACATGGTGCCGTAGCCCAGTGACGGGTACTGGTCGAAGATACGCTTAACCTGAAGCTGTACAGCGTCATGGTTTTCGCAGGATATGTCGTAGGTTTTCATGCCACGGTCTGTTGATTGTAAGATTTTCATTTGCTCCTCCTAAAATCTTAAGCTGTATGCAGATGGCAACTTGTAGCCGCCATTACCGTCTGGGATCAGGTCGCGAAGATAGAACGGACGAAATTCATGCTGAGTGTCCAGCACCCAGTTACGCCCAACTATCTGCATTGTTTCCTTAATATATTCCTCAAGGTGCACCTCATCTGGCTTTGTGTAATGAGGGCTGACAGCCTTTGATAAATTAATTGCCTCAAGCTCTCTGTCAGAAAGCTCAAGGTCGATTGTTACGGATACCTTCATTTGTTCCTCCTTTTGAACGGTTATAATATAGCCTTAAACTAAGTATTAGGGTTAGTCAACAGCTAACTTGCAATGCTTAACTTGTTCAGGTTATAACGGGTTAGGAGGTGCCTATGGCGAAAAGAAAAGGTAATTACAGAACAGTCTGGAACCCAGAGATACTGGAAGAGTATCTAAAGCGGATTGCTATTGATGGCATGAGCGCACGGGCTGTGGGCAAGATGAAGGATATGCCCAGCTACGAGAGTTTCCATTATCTGAAGAGCAGAGACGCTGAAATTGACCGGCGTTACCATGAGGCTATGGAATCACGGGCAACTGCTATTGATGATGAGATAGATGACGTGATCAAGGCCGTAGCCACTGGCGAGATGGATTACAACGCAGGCAGGCTTGCAGTGGATACGATGAAGTGGCGGATGACGAAGCTGTATCCTAGGTTTTACGGAGACAATCAGCGGGTCGAAGTGGAGCATAAAGCAAGTTTTGTTGATGAATTAAAGAGGGTTGCGGCTAGAGTAGAGCAGGCAAAGCTGGAGGGGGATGTAGTTATAGAGCATGAGGATGAGGGGCAAAACGCTCACACCGCTACGCCCGCACACGCGAAACCTGCGAATGGTTCGCAACTAGGGGCAGATTAGTGTCCAGATTGCGACACTTTTACAAGCCCGACATTACGACATAGCTAAGTCATTGATATTGCAGGGTATACCAATTACATAATGGACATTATGCGACAAACTTCTGCGAATAGTTCGCAATCTCAGACCCCCCCCGTCAAATCACACGCGGGGGCGGTGAAAAAAAGAACATAACCACACACCCCCCAGAAAGATTCCCATGACAGACAACCTCACCACCGACCTGCTCGTAAAAATCCACGCTGACCCTGTTTTCTTTGTTGAAAACATTCTGCAAGCCGAGCCCCAGCAGTGGCAAGCCTCAGCCCTCCGCGCTGTAGCAAGCCATGACCGCGTGAGCATCAAGTCCGGCCACGGGGTCGGTAAAACGGCGTTCCAGTCGTGGTTGGTCCTGTGGTGGCTGTTTAGTCATTACCCGTGCAAGGTTGCCATTACAGCCAATACGGCGCACCAGTTGTCGGACGTGCTCTGGTCGGAGATTGACAAGTGGGCAAGGAAGCTCCCTGACGGCTTTAAGAGCCTGCTGGAGTTCAAAAGTGACAAGATAAGCCTGCGAGGGGCCAGTGACAGCTTTGCAGTGGCCAGAACGAGCCGTAAGGAGAACCCAGAGGCGTTGCAGGGCTTTCACAGCGAGAATATGCTGTTTCTTGTTGAGGAGGCTTCTGGGGTGCCTGACGTGGTGTTTCAGGTAGCTGAGGGTGCTCTGTCGACCCCCAACGCAAAAACGGTAATGTGTGGGAACCCCACGCGGTCTGATGGATTTTTCTACGAATCGTTCCATTCTATGCGTCATATGTGGCACAACATTACGGTGTCCTGTCATGACGGCGAATATGTCTCTGAGGAGTTCCTGAAGGGCATGGCCGAGAAGTATGGCGAGGACAGCAATGTTTACAGGGTGAGGGTGCTGGGCGAGTTCCCCACGCAGTCTGATGACGTACTGGTGCCGCTTTACATTGTGGAAGAGGCCACGCGGAGGGAAGTTACCCCCTCGCCAACAACGCCCGTTATCTGGGGTCTGGACGTGGCCCGATTCGGCGGGGACAGGTCGGCCTTGGCCAAGCGGCAGGGGCAGGTGATGATTGAGCCGATCAAGACGTGGCAGAACAAGGACCTGATGGAGCTTGCTGGTATTGTGCTGACGGAGTATGAGGCGTGTCCGTATATGACCCGCCCGCAGGCGATTTACATTGACGCGATTGGGCTGGGTGCGGGGTTGGCTGACCGCCTTGTGGAACTGGACCTGCCCGCTGTGGCTGTGTCGGTATCGGAGACGGCCAGTTTGAAGCAGAGGTTCGGCAGGCTGAGGGATGAATTGTTCTGGAACGCGAGGGAGTGGTTCGAGGGCAGGGACGTGCATATACCCGATGATGACACGCTCATTCAGGAGATTACGGGCATACGGTACAAGTATTTGAGCACGGGCAAGTTGAAGGTCGAATCAAAGGACGAGATGAAGCGGAGGGGGCAGCGGAGCCCTGACGTGGCTGACGCTTTTGTGCTGACCTTTGCCCAGCAGGGTGCCAGTGCTATGGGCTACACAAAAAAATGGAGCGGGAGTTCTAGCCCCCGCCCCAAAACTGGTTGGATTGTTTAATTAATGTAAATCGTCCGACCTGATTGGCCTGAAGCCTTCCGCAATTTCCCCTTTTAGAAATCGCATAGCGAGGCGTATGTTATCGTGGTTATAGACAACTGATACCCCATCTATTGAGTTCCAAAACATATTGTCTGGCGCATAGAAAGCAATCGACCAGCCGTCTAAATGTTCGTAATGAGCGTTCATTTCTAGGTCATGCTCATCACAAACAGCTTGCAGTTTATCCAGCGTTTTCTGTGCCATTTTTCCTCCTTATTTGCGCTTTGCGACAACTTTAACATTTCTAAAATATGCGCTTTCATCATAGTCATGCCGCCTATTCATAAAGCGAGAGATATACTCCTTTATTTCTTTCTGAGTTGGCTCATGCCTGAAATCGCTGTATTGCTTAGGCTCAATATCAAATGTTATTTCAATTTTCATTGTTTCCTCCTTTGGGGGGCTTACGCCCCCACCTCTGGTTTAGTTGGTAACTTTGGGGCGGTTGATAACAGTTTGCTTTGCGCCTTTATATTCGCCATGCTCTTTAATGGTAGCCTTCAGGCTTATAACGTCTCCCCGCTTGCCCAGAGGCTTGCCGCCTTTGTAGACAAAAATGTTGCCGTCAGAATCTACCATCGTGTTAATGTAAGCTGTGCCGTAAAAGCCATCGAAACCCATGCAAAACTTCATGGTCGCTTGGAACTCGATGCGGTCGCCGACACTACCAACGTGGTCTGACTCAGCATTAGCTTTGAGCCTTTGTATGTTGTGCAAGCCATCTTGAACTTTGCGCTTGATGCCCTTAATAGCAGAAATTTCCATATTGATAGCGGCGCGGCTACGCTCTAGCAAAATAGCCTTCTCGATGCGGCGGCGCTGACTAGCGTTCTCGCGCTCAGTATAAAGACGGGCTTTAACCTTTTTGGCACCACCGCAACGAAAGCAAACGCCATCTGCAACGCTCATGTGATGCCATAAAATGCCAGCGCCATCACATTTGCCGCAATCCTCATAACCGTACAGCTTGCCATTGTTCGTAAAAGAAGCGCCTTTGTATGGGGTAGTTTCAGCGTATGTAAAAAGCATTTTAATCTCCTTAATTCCCTATAATATAACTATAAGCTAAGTATTAACGGGGAGTAAAGCAAAAAACGCATCTATTGTGCATTTTTTTGTAAATAGCTATACTGGCAAGGACTTTTGAGGAGTTCCGCGTGGATAATGTTGTTAAGTTTCCGAAAAAGGAACTGGATATAGAGGTTAATTTTGATTCGGTTGACGTGCTCTTGAGGCATGAAGAGCGGGTCAGGTCGCTTGTTGACGTTATGGACCTGAACGCTCAGGGCACCTTTCACGTCATGGATGTTGACGCTGAAGAGATAATGATGGCCCTGTTGCATATGTCGGCCCTCTGGGCGTTCCGTGCGGGGCTGGAACCTGAGCAATATTACGAGGTCAGGGACAGTATGCTTGTTGAGGTAGATGATGGCACCAAGAGCACCTAAGGACCCCCGTTTAGCCAGAGCAGGTGTGAGCGGGTATAACAAGTGCAAACGCACTCCGAATCACCCAACAAAGAGCCATGTCGTTGTTGCCAAGGAAGGTGACAAGATAAAACTGATTCGCTTTGGTCAGCAGGGCGCAAAAACTGCGGGCGCACCGAAAAAAGGTGAAAGTGCGGCAATGAAGAAGAAGCGCAAGGCGTTTAAAGACCGCCACGCAAAAAATATAGCAAGGGGCAAAATGTCAGCGGCTTACTGGGCTGACCGTTGCAAATGGTGATCAGATGGGCATGGGCGTTAAACATTACTTCCGTGACGGCAAAGAGCATAAGGGGGCTATGCACAAGCACCCTGACGGCACTTTAATGACGGGCAAGTCTATGTCGAGGAACTCGAAAAAGCTGTTCCACTTTGGGCAGTTGTCAAAAACAGCGCAGAAAAAAGCAAGGAGTAACTGGTAATGGGTTATGGTAAAAAAGGCAAAGGCGGTAAGAAAAAATGACTTACGGCACTGATAAGGCAAAAGGGCTGAAAGAGGACATGGGCAAAAAGGGCAAGGGCTCTAAAACCATGTGCGGCAAGTATGCCAGCAAAAAGTAGCAAGAAGTCAATCCCGACCAATCCGGCTTTGTGGTCAAGAGCAAAGTCTGCCGCAAAGAAAAAGTTTGACGTGTACCCCTCCGCTTACGCAAATGCGTGGGCGGCAAAATGGTATAAGGAAAAAGGCGGCAAATGGAAGGGCTCTGACAACAGAGTGAAGAGGGCGTAATGCCAGCACAAGCGGGTCTGGGCAAATGGTTCGGGGAAAAGTGGGTTGACGTAAAAACTGGCGAACCCTGCGGACGGCGGAAGGGCGAGAAGCGGGGATACCCTGCCTGTCGGCCTCAAGCTGTTGCAAGCAAGATCAGCAA